TTGTACCAGCAGGCATAGTCGCTGTAGAATTAGTTGTCGTCAATGCAACACCGATAGTTGCTTTTGGTGCCCGACATGAGTTAGGTTCGTATCCTAAAGTCTTTGCATGAGATACTACAGAACTTCTTAAGGCCGCACTGTCTAGGAACATCTCATTCGCCAACATGTTTGCGTTGAAACCCATGTAGTGAGTATTGTATGCAAGTGTATCCAAAAGAATACTCATACCACTACCTTCAAAGTCATAGTCCTTAAACTCTGATTGATTTTTTAGAAAGGTTTTTAGGTTGTCTTTTATTTCGTCAAAGTCTAATTCTGTAACTCTTAATTTTTGATTATTAGTATCTGCCATTATCTCAATCTCTCTAAGAATACTGTTAACTCTACCAATTCAGTTGGTGTGTTAACAACATAAAATTCTACCTTGACTTCGTAGGCGTTACGATCTAAGTCTGGTATCGCTGATACTCCTACAAGTTTTGCCCTAGGTTCAAAATTGTTTATTACATCCTCAATCTGTCTCGCAATAACTTGAGCGGTAAAAGGTGTCATTAACTCAAATAACATTCCCCTAATACCAGAGGCGATCTCTGGATGAAATGGTTTTTCATAATAATCTAATTGACATAAATTACGAACACTTCGTTTTACTGCTTGCACATCTGTAAGTTTATTTATATCGCTGTCGGATGTTCTTCTGGAAAAGAATAAATCTAAATCAGAATATTGTCTTGTACTTCTCTCATCATTCTTGAGTTGTGCATCGTATTGAGCCATCTAACATCCTTTATTATTATTTATACTAATCACCAGCACCATGTACTGTTTTTAATGTTGTGCCAGAACTATTCTTAACTAATAATGTAGATAGAGTTTTCAACTCATCTTTACCTACAGCATCATTCGCCATCATTGATTGTGTTATTATATCTGTCGCATCTAATTTAGCAAGTGTATCTGGATATGCAGTTACAGAAGTTGGTAGTGTAACATTTGATTGTGTACTCAAGTCTAATGAATCCAAAGCAGTTTCAGCCAAAGCCGCACTGATTGGATCGACAGTATTACCATTCGCATCTGTGACAGAACTAGAAGCACCAACTGGTACTGTGGTGATTGCACCAGCGAGCCCAGGATTGTCTCTGTGTTGATGTCCTACTAAAGATATGTTACTTGCAATCATGTCGCCTGATGAGTAAGTCGTAGTACCAGTTGTTGCAGTTTCAGTTTTAGTTGTATATGTCTCCGTAAGTGTTGTGGTAGTCTCATTGTGTAGTGTGTATAGTTCGTTCATAGTCTCTGCGACCATGTTTATTGTTTTTGCTTTTATGTTTAGTGTATCGTCTACTGTAAAGTTAGCAGACCCTTTAACATGGACAAAATCCGACCCATGAATGACTTCGTAGTTTGATCCGACCACTCGTAACACTCTGTTCCCGCTTGAATCAATTTCATAGAATGTTCCTGCTTTGTGGTATTCTGATATTCTCTCTTTGCCCTCTGTGTCATCAAACTCTTTATAGTGGCCAGATTCTGTCTCATACACATGATTGAATGGGTAGACGGCTGCATATGTAGATGCTGGTTCATCCCATGTCTGGTCTGTAACTGCTGTGAGAACACCCTTGTCTCGTTTATCTTCTTTGGCTGCAATACTTGTGTGACTCTTTCCATCCGCTCCACCTTTCGCTAATCTGTTAATATCACTTTCATCTAGAAAGTCACTCTTGGGATACTTTGCATTTGGGTCGTTAAAACCTAATTCTTTGTTTGAAGTTGTCTGAGGATAGCCAGGCAATGTTCCGATAATTACTGGTTGTTGTTTTTCCATCGCATCTCTGAAGAAACCTACAACCCATGTTCCCTCAACCATAAATGATGGAGTCTGACCCATACCATTCATAGATGGTGTATCTATCGGAAACATTATGTGCGACCAAGGTAATGAACTCGTGGGTATCTTTTCTTTATCTTCTGTGTGGAAACCTAAACATCTTACTCTTACTCTTCCAAGTAAGGCAGGATCATTTCTGTCCTCTACAACTCCGACAAACCAGATAAACCCATCAAGGCCCATGAAAGATTGTGACATGCTGGTTAACTCCTAATTATAAGATTATTTATAAGGAAGTTTCAGCTTTAGTTTTTGGGGAAAGAGTTAACTTACACTTTTCTCTAGTGGTAAGTTGTGCAGAAAACTTTTCTCTAACTGGTACATTATCTTTACTGTTCCTGACCATCATAGTTATACATCTATACCCATCACCCATGAACATAAGTTTACCATCTTGGTATAGTTTACCTTTTCGACCAGTTAAATCTATAATTAAGTTCTCATGTTTAAATATCATTTCTTTATACTATTTAAACTACTTATGACATCATCAATATTAGGTTCTTTACTCCAAGGATCATATTTACATTTATACTGTGATGGACAGTTGTTTTCATACATCAATGTATATGTTTTGTTTCCGCCAAGATATATGCATGCTTGTCTACCAGTAACCCTTGATTTAATTCTTTTCTTCAATCTACAAGTAGTATACTTTACCTTTTCTTTTTCACCTCTATTTATTTGTTGATTTCTTGTGTACGCTTTTTTCTGACCATATTTACTTTCACTTGGCTGATATATTTTACCACCAGCAAGTAATTCCCATGGCGTTAAAAACAGTATGAAAAATAAAATTAACAAACTGTTCCCTATTATGACATACCATCTCAATATACCTTTGTCCTATCTAAGTTAACCTTACTAGGTTGACAGATTGCAACATATCTTGGTTTAGGCCCATCTTCATTACTAGGCACTGGTGGTTGATTGTTCAACCTCTCTGCAAAATATTTGCAATCATCTATACTACGAAAATAAGAGGTATCTATTTTATTGATACCCATATATGTTACTAATGCGAATACAAGTTCCATGTTACCAAGTTCTAGGATGTCCGTATATGTCAATCATCATACCTAAGAACATCGCAATCACTCCACCGATTGCAACAACTAGAAAGAGTATGCCTATTGCATTGAAAATTTCTTTTCTTCTTTCTTGTTGATCGTAAATCATCCTCTGCCGTTTTTTTCTTATCTCACCTTCTGTCTTTAAAAGTTCATCCCAAGCGGCAGGCCCTCTTGTCAAAGATATAAGTTGTTTTAGTTGATACCTCATATCTTCTGCTTTTTTCTTCGCCATGAAGATTTGCATCGCCTCTTCTTCTACTGAACCAGCGGCAAATAGTTTTTTGAACAGTGGTGGTCTTTTGTTATATTCTTCTGCTTTTTTGATATCAGAAACAGCACCCATCCAACGACCTAAATCGTTGGACATGGATTCTATGTCTCGGCCAACCTCAAAACCTTTCTTGTTAGCGTTGAAGGCAGAACTTGCAGCTCCTAAAGCTGCTACTACTTCTATCACTCGTGTCTCCTCTCAATCTCATCACTCAAAGAGTCACTAGTATTTATAAGAAACTACTTACTAATGAAGTCGTTTTCTTCTTCTGTGTATGGCCACATTACTTTATTAACTTGCTGTCGTAAAGTTCGTTTGTCTGGTCGTTCATTCTGTCTAAGTTAAAATGTAACTCTTTTTCACCAGACACAGCTTTCAATGCTGGTAGTTGATTTAGTATTTCTCTGTTTGCAGATAGTTGTCTTGCTCTCTGCATTTGTACTATTGTGTTGTGAATTACTTTGTGGACTTTATCACAAATGTGACATGTTTGTTGCCATACGGCTGTGCTCATTGCACTCATCTTCGTTCTCCTTGTTTTTATGAATTGTAAGTTTTTATCTTACACTACTATTTATATTGGAAACTATAATTTGAAATGGAATATAATTATTTCCAAAATCGCAATAATCAACATCCTACATCATTTAAGTTTGCACCATAGAGAAGTGCTTCTCCAAATCCATCAATCGGTGGCATAGTAGTTTTTCTAAACTTAAATGCGATATTACCAGCGACTACTATTCTTTCGTTCTCTGAATAACTGTGTGGTACAGAGTGTTTGATATAACTAGGAAAGATAATCAAGTCACCTATCTCTGGTTCAAACGATTGCTTTGCCTCTGGGAATATAAGCGGCGGCGATGTACTATTTACTAAACTATAGTAACACCAAGACCATAGAAAAGGCCAATGTGTATGTTCTACTACATTCTCTGAATATTTCTGAACATTACCCCAACATTCTCCCATGACTAAATCAAACTTGCCAGACATCTTCTGACACTCAATCAAAACTAAATCTGCAAGTCCACCTATAACATCACTCTCTTCGTGTAGATACCAAGAAGTCATATTCGCTTTTACATTTGATAAATGTCTATCGTCTGTCGCATGTTTCCGAACAGCATGTTGTATGTGTGTATTCTCTACTTTATCTAGAACATTTAAATGAACTAGTGGTATGCGAACATTTGCATTGAACATACTACTAGAACTTTTTAGTATATCATTTAGACCCATTCTTCTTCCACCTTTTCTTTTTTTAAATTTAATTTTTTATTGCAGATACGATAACATACTCTGCATGGTTTGTCAACCCAAGATTCTTTTAGTTTAGTAAACCACTGATTAGTCATGACCTTTGTTGCACCATACTTTATTGCATTATGTGAACCATCAAGAACCTTACCTATAAGTTCATCATCTTCAACTGGATATGATGGTTTAAAATAATTATCTTTAGTTCTCCATCTGTGTAATGAAGCACCAACCCAACAACAAGGAACTATCTCTCCAGTATAGTCCACAAATATCTCTTCATAATCTTCTTGTAAAACTTTACATGATATGTCTATGTTTTCCGGCGGCCAAGGTATTGTAGAGAGATTTGGCATCTCTTTTGTTGTTGTCTCTTCTAATTTGTAATCCACTCCATCTAATTTATATTTCTTGTATCCTTTACCATTGTGAAATCTTGTGGTGTACACAGAAAGAAATTTTTTGAATCCATACTCTTCCGACAATCTCTTTGCTTCTTCTAGTTGATGTTCATTATGTTTGAACACTAGGAAAGACCATTCTGCATTACCACCAGCAGATATAAATGATTTTGCATTTCGTATAATCTTATCGTAGTTAGTTCTATGTCTATACAATGCATGTGTAATATTATCTGTACCATCTAATG